GGTGGTGGAGGTGGCGGTGGCAAAGGCGGTGGTGGCAAAGGCGGAAGCATTGTGCCCGTAGTAACCGCTGTTGTTGCTGTTGCTGCTTCTGTTGTTGCAGGTCCTGAAGTCGGAGCTGCAATCGTTGAAAGCGTAGGCGTTGAAGGCGCATCTGAAGCCACCGTTGCTGCGGTAGGATCTGCTGCGATCAGTGGGGCTACTTCTGCTGTTAATGCTGCTGTGCAAGGTAAAAATCTTGATGGTGTTTTAGCTGCTGGTGCTGAAGGCGCTGCTGCTGGTGCTGTAGGATCAGAAGTCGGTTCTGTCGTAGGAGAAAACACGGCAGACTTAGGATCTACTGCATCTAATGCCTTAAAAGGCGCTGCTAGTGGTGCGTCATCAGGGTTTACCCGATCTGAATTGGCTGGACAAAATTTATCTCAAGCAACTAAATCTGCTGAATTGGGTGGTGCTACAGGCGCATTGACAAGCCTAGCTTCTGACGCTACAGGTGCTACAGGTTCAGAAAGAGCATTGCTTGGAAGTGCCATCGGCACAGGTTTAAATTACTCTAACTTATTTGGCACACAGCCAACCCCATCTTCTCAAGTCGGAGGTCCTCCTCCTGGCGGTCCAACCTCAGTGGCATCCACAGGACAAGGTACAGCTCCAAACGCTGCTGGTAGTACCGTATTAGGTTCAGCCCTTGGCGTATCAACTGATCCAAGCGGTCCAATACAAACAACTGAGGGTGGTGGATCTACCAGAAATGTGTGGAATCAGGCATCATTACGAAATCCAGATCAAGAAGGCGGGAGTACAGTATGAGTAAGGTATTGATGGAATCATTGAAAATGGATCTGCCAGCGTTGGCAGAATTGCTACGGTCTAAAGGTCGTGGTAAAGATTCGGTTCTTGCTCACATTACTCCTAAAGAAGCTGCTTTATTAAAAAAGCGTGGTGGTAAAGGTAGTAGAAACCCTGATACTGGTTTATTAGAGTTTGATGACGGAGAAGCCGTTGGTCCTACTTATCAAGAATTAGGTTACACTCCTGCTCCAGAACAAGCAACTCAAGCTCCTGCAACTACAGAACAATTGCAAGCTGGCGGATACAATGTCTTAACCCCTCAGCAACAAACTTTTGCAGAAACACAACGGCAAGAGGATTTTGCAGCAACACCTCAAAATCCATATACCGATACGACTTTGTATCCAGGCGGTCAAAAACCTACGGGGGTACAAACCGTATTTACACCTGAAGGTCAAACATACAATCAAACCCCAGGGCAATTAGTCGCAGCTGCACCTACTGCGCCTACAGTAGATACTGGCGCTACTAAACAACCTCCTTCATTTACGGATAAATTAGGAACAGCACTAACTGATCCTAACAATTTATTAAGATTAGGTTTAGCTACAGGTTTAGGCGTATTTGGCGCAAGTCAAGCTCGCAAATCTGCTGGACAACAAGCAGCCGTCACAGGGCAAGAACAAGCAATTGCCCAGCCTTATCAACAACAAGGTCAACAGTTAATTGCACAAGCACAGTCAGGAACTCTATCTCCAGCCAGCCAACAAGCCTACAACGCAGCAAAAGCGCAATTAGCACAATCACAGGCTAATCGTGGTGGCGTAGGCGCACAGCAAGCTGCTAATCAATTAGCTAATGTTTATCAGACTTTATTAAATAACCAGTACACCTATGGATTAAATGTAATGCAGATTGGTGACAATATTAGCCTTGGAGCTATTAAGACTGGTCTGCAATTGGATCAACAGCTTAATACTGCTACAACGAATTTCTACACTACCCTTGCTCAAATGGTGGCAGGTGGTGGCGCACCTAGCATAACGGTAAGGACTGCATAATGGCTGATACACAAACCGCAGTACCAGAAACAGCAGATCCATTAGGATCAACTATTGCTAAATACCCTTTTTTAAAAGCACAAAAAGCTGCTGGAGAAAAAGCGATAGAAGCTAAGGTAGGCGCTGAAACTGCAAAAGCAGAAGCCGAGTTTGGAGAGAAGCGTAAAGCCCTAGAAGATATTTCTGCCAAGGATAAAGCAAAGTACGAAGAGGTTAAATCTCAGATGAAAGAGATTCCTGATTTTAAACCTTCTCAAGAAAATGCTTTTGATATTGGCGCTGTATTTAGCATGATTGCTACTATGGGCGTGGCTTTAGGTGGTTCAGGAAAGCTATCTGGTTTGAACGCTATGAACGCTATGGGCGGTATGCTCAAGGGTTATCAGCAAGGTCGTAAAGACTTATTTGCTAAAGAACAAGCCATTTTTGATAAAGAATTACAAAGTTTAAAAGCACACAACGATGCTTTGCTTAAAGATTTAGAGGTATATCAAAAGCTAAGCGCTACTGATAAAGAAGCTGCGATGGCAAAGGCTGCTGAAATTGCAGCTAAAAACCCAGGCGTCATTAAATCTTTAATTGAATCAGGTCGTGCGGATGTAGCGTTAGATATTGCTAAAGCTAATACTGCCTTACAGACTAAGATTATTGAAACTGCTGCAAGAACCAGTTTAAGTGGTAAAGGAGGTGCTGGCGGTCTAAATGGTCGTTACGCTTTCAATATTTTAGAAGCAGCGCAACAAGCTGGTGCAGACCTGTTAAATATTGCACGGATGCCATCAGGCACTGTGTTAGGTACTTTTGCAGGTATGACTGGTCAAGGTGGAGATACACTTTTGTCATCTCTGTCTAACACATTTGCCCGTAATATTACTGATGAAGATTCTCGCCAATTCCAACAGTTAATTAGCGGATTTGATATGAACATGGCTAGAGCGCTTGGTGGCGGGTACGCTAACAGCGGTGCAAAAGCTGCGGTTCAAGCCTATAAAGAGCAAGTTGCAAGAAGTGGTGATACGCCACTTGCACAAGCTACATTCTTGGCTAGAGCTAAACAAGAATTGGCAATTCTCAACAATGCTTACAAAGCACACCCAGGCGCTAACGATGCAGAGAAGCAGCAGATGCAACAATTGACAGATAGCATCAATCAAGTTGTACCGTTTACTGTACAAGATGTTGTTACTGCGTCTGGTGGTAAGGGTGTACCAACAATTGCTCAAGCAGCTCAATCTATGGTTTTACCGCAAGCTCCAACCCTTGAAGAGTTCTTACAAAAGGCTGGCGCTGCTAATCCAAATATGACTACAGATCAGCTAAAAGCTAAATATAAAGAACTTTACGGGGGTTAATTATGGCTGACGGATTTGTAAACCCTTTTGATGGATCTGCTCCCAAACCTTCTGGAACAACAGAGTTTGTAAACCCATACGAAAGCAGACCAGGAAAGTCTATTGCTAAAGGTCCTGGTAGCCCATCATTTGCACAGCAAATGGGTGGCTTAGCTTATGGTGTTGGCACGGAATTAGCTGGCGCACCTGGCGAAATCGAAGAATTTTTTACAACCAGCGGTAAAGGTGAAAAGTTAGGCGGATCAGGACAAGCATTACCTACCGCACCTGAAATTCGTAAGGGTCTAAAAGGCACAGCATTAGAACCCGTGCGTGGCACGGAAGCTATGCAAAAGACAGGCGAAGTCCTTGCTGATGTTGGTATGCTCGCACCCGCTGCTTATCGTGGCGTAGGCAAAATGGTAGGTAGCACAACCAAGGAAGGCGAGCGCATTGCTGGCGTGGCGGAGAGATTAGGCTTTAAATTATCCCCATCTCAAGTGCGTGCTGATGCTCCAGTGTCTGAAAAAGGCGCAGCTTTTTATTCCAAAGAAAACCAACTGCTTGCTAACCGCCTTGTATCTAAAGGTACTGGCGTGCAAGCTGACGAGGTTACTGGCGATTTTATTAAAGGCAGAATTAAGGCTTTAGGTAAAGAGTTTGATAATGTTTACAAGGGCAAAGAATTTAAAATTGATCCTTCTGTAGAACCCACTCTTGAGAACATTCTTGCTAGAGAACAAGATTTAGGTTTTGCTGGCGTTCCTGCTGTTAAGGGAGCTGCACAATCTATTCTCGACAATATTGCTACTGGCAAAGTTAAAGGTGATGACATCCAACGTCTGCGTAATGCGTTGACACAATCAGCTAGGTCTGCTGGTAGTCGTGGCAAAGCGCACGAGATTTATGAATTAGTGGATGTATTGGATAGAGCTGTTGAAAGCGCTAACCCAGCTATGAAAGCGACTTTAGAGCGTATCCGACCTCAGTATCGCAACACAATTATTTTAGAGGACTTGTACAACTCTGATGGCATTAAGCAAGGTAATGTCAGCTTAGAGCGTCTTGGTGGCGTTGTAGGAGATAAGAACACCCTACGCAGAAATCCACAAGATATTGATACTTACGGTGAGCTAGGTCGTGAGCTTGGTCTGCGTGCAAGGTGGGAATCTGCTGGTGGCGATATACCTGAACTGGTAGAAAAGACCACAAGAACGCATGGTCCTTTATCTACAGCCATTCGTGGTTTAGCTACCCCACTGCGTACCCGTTATGCTCGTGCAGCGCAAAGATCTGCACAAAGAGGAAGCACTGCTCAAAAGCTCGGTGAAGCATTAGGCACAGTGCCAGCAATTGAAGAAGTTATTAGTCCAAGACAAAGATGAGTAAGAAACAAAAAGGACTAAACCCTGAACTAGAGAGCGCTGTAGAGTTGCTTCTCAAACAAGTTATGGCTGATGACACAGCGTCATTAACCGACAAGTGTAAGGTCATTGATCGTATGGTGAACATTGAAAAGCTAAAACAGAAGATTTCTGATGATGAGTGGGGTAGTGGCTTTATTGCAGTAGATGATGAGGAAGGTTAAACTAATGTTTGGTTTAACTTTTAAGGGGATAAATTATGGAAGCAGTAGCCTTGGTACGCCTAGCATTGGCGGTCATTACAGACCGATCAATCACGATTTTGGCGCTGGTAGCATCGAGCATTATGTGCGGTTGGACAATGTGGAATCCCATGTGGGAAAGAGTGGTGACACTAGCCATATTCGTAGTATTCAGTTATCTTGTAGTCAATACGAAAGAAAGGAATAAAAATGAGCTTGAAACCAAAAACTCCAGGGAGTAGTGGAGGTAAACCACATAAGCGCCCAACAGAATATAACCAGCAAATTGCTAAATCTGTTCGCCCACAACTACCCCGTGATGGATCTATGGGTGGAATCAACACAACCTTAAATGGCAAAATGCCATCAGGTTATGTTTCCGTCTGGAACTTTGACGATAACCGCAACACCAAAGATTCCGCTACAACTAAACCTGGCAACGCTGGCAAAAAGAGTATCTACTAATGGCTAATAATATCGCTTTTCAACCGATGGGGAAAACCGTAAAAGTAGCCGTTAACGGTGCTGCTAACACGCAGTCCAATGTATATACCATCACATCAGATAGCCCTGTTAACCAGTATTTTATTTCTAATGCTGATGTTAATAGTGCTGTTTATGTTTGGATTAACCCTACCAATACTTTCAATGTAGCGTTGCCTGACAATGGACCAACTTATGTCCTTTCTATTCCGCCTTACGCTTATAAAGTATTTACTGGTCCACAAGTTAGCCCTACAGGTAGTGTTTATGCAAGAATAATTGGAGATGCAGCTAACGCTTCCGTTTACATTACACCAGGAGAAGGATTATGAGTTTGTTAGACAAAATTGAATCATTTGTTAGTAAAGAGTGCATTGAAATTGGTAGCGCTGTTCATCAGTTATTACAGCGTTTTGTTGCTCATGCTGAACCACAAGAACCAGCACCAGAACCAACCCCAGAACCAACAGCGCCACCTGCTGAAGCAGCGCCAATCGAGCAAACACCAGCTCCAGAAGCTCCTGCAAACTAAGGATTTTGGAATGGATGAGCAACTCGAAACAGCAAAGGAAGTAGCTGGTAAATCCATTGGAAAGCATGGTCTTGCTTACATAACAGCAATTATCTTAATTGCCGTAGGAGCAAGCATTTTCTTAGATTCATCCAAGATTGCTGCTGTAATTGGTATGGCTGGCGGTGCTTTAATGGCTATCATCAATATGATGAATGGCGTTGCTGGTACTACTGAGAAAGAAGAAAAGCCAGAATTTCAAGTCATTCAACAACTTATCCAACGCTTAGACCACCTTGCTGAAAAAGAACCCCCAATGTCAGTAAGTGTTGATGGTGATAGAGTTATAGTTACTAAAGGTTCTGACACTATTAGCACAAAGAAATGAAACTGCTAAAAGACATTCTTACTGAGGATAATAATGAAACCTATTGTGCAGCTAGGGTTTGCGCTGTTGCTGCTCTTTTTGGCTTCTTGGCTATTGCTATCATTCATGTTTTACATGGTGGATCTATGGATTTCTCACAACTTGGCGTAGGTTTTGGAACAGTTTTAGGTGGATCAGGTGTAATGATTGGAGCTAAAGCTGCTACTCAGAAAGACACTGATGTTTCCCCTACCAATTAGTACTTATCTCTATATCGCTATTGCACTAGGCACGGCATTTATTACCCATCGTGTTGATGGCTATTACGAAGAAAAAGCCAAGGTAGAAGCCGTAGAACACGCTATTGCAGAACAAACCAAGGTAGTTCAAGATCAAGCTGTTATTGCTCAACAAACACAGAAAGACAAAGATGAACTGGAAACTCGCTACAACGCTCTTGTTGCTCAGTCTAGGGGGATGCACAACGCAAACCTTCCAAGCAGTCAACCCACCACCCCTACAGTACCAAGTCAAGGATTCAGATTACTTGAACCAGATGTCGAAGTTCTTATCGGGTTTGCAAAGCAATGCGCCATCTCAGAAATAGAGCGCAATGATGTTATCCAAAAATACAACGCTCTGATGGTGAAATAATGCAATATTCTAAAAATGGTCTGCATCTTACGGAATCTTTTGAAGGCGTTAGGCTTTCTGCTTACCCTGATCCTGGCACTGGCGGTGATCCTTGGACTATTGGATATGGTCATACTGGTCCTGATGTTCACCAAGGATTGACCATCACCCTAGAGCAAGCAGAAGATTTATTGGCACAAGATGTCAAAAGAGCAGAAGCAGATGTTAATGCCAAGCTAACCGTTAAAGTAAGTCAAGAGGAATTTGATGCTCTTGTGGACTTTGCTTTTAACTGCGGATGTGGCAATCTAAACAACTCTACTTTGCTTAAAAAGGTTAATGCAGGGGATTTTGAAGGCGCATCCCACGAATTTGAAAAGTGGGATATGGCTGGTGGAAAACACATGGCTGGATTGCTCAGACGCAGACAAGCTGAGGAGTTAATGTTCATGAAAGGAATATCAAATGCCACTGTCTAAAGGCACATCAAAAAAGACCATTTCTAAGAACATCCGTGAGATGATTCGATCTGGTTACCCACAAAAGCAAGCTGTTGCTGCTTCACTTTCCACAGCAAGAAAGAGCAAAAAACATGGCAGAGCGAAAAAGAGGTCCTAATCTCTCCGTTGGTCGTGGCGAGAAGCTCTCCGTTTCCCAGGGCGGGGGTTTGACTGCGAAAGGGCGTGCCAAATATAACAGAGCCACAGGATCAAAGCTAAAAGCACCCCAAAAATCAGGCAGTCGGCATCGCTCATTCTGCGCTCGCTCTAAACACTGGAAAGGTGAGCGTGGCAAAGCAGCAAGACGCAGATGGGGGTGCAGATGAAACCAGGACTTTATGCCAATATTCATAAAAAGCGTGAGCGTATCCGTAAAGGATCAAAAGAAAGAATGAGAACGCCAGGAAGTAAAGGCGCTCCCACAGATTCCGCATTTCGCAAAGCAAAGAAAACTGCAAAGAAATCCAAGCGTGGCAGAAGATAGTCATTACAAATCTCTTTTAAAAGCGGTGTCTTGGCGTGTTACTGGAAGCCTTGACACCTTTGCTTTATCTTGGATTATTACTGGCACTGCAAGCCTAGCCTTCAGTATTGCCTTTGTTGAACTGTTCACCAAGATAGCTCTGTACTGGGTACATGAGCGTATCTGGCTAAAGATCGAGCTATGAATCACTGGGTACTAGGCGAATCAGGCGCATCATGGAGCAGGGATGAGCTGCCCTTCAAAAGCATAAGTACCTATATGACTGAGCTGACACCAGGGAGCAGCAAAGACCTTACCGCCACTCTTGCGCCAAATGTAGCAGAAGTGATAATCCTCTGATAACAAACGACCAGTTTCAGGTTCAATCGAAGTAGCAAAGTATTCTTTGATTTCTTCCCTCATACCTACTTGACCATTTAGATCATTGACATCGTTAAAGTAAGAAGGCACTTTGTCTGATAATTGCTCAAAAACTTCACGCTTAATCATCATAAAACCCGTACCGCCATTAAAGATCTCTACAGGCTGTCCAACAGGCACAGTCACTTCACCTTGGTAATCCACCAGATTGACCACAAAACTGCCTGTATAGCTCTTTAATTGATCCTGTGGTACTCCGCTATCCATTGCCTTTTTAACGCTATCCCAATTGATTTCTTTCTTAGGGTAGATACCGCAAATAATGTCCTTGTCCACCTCAAGCATTGCCATAATGTCAGCACCCCTAAACTTAATATCGCTATCAATAAAGAGTAAATGAGTGCATCCGCTCTTGATAAAGACATTGGTAAGCGAATTTCTCGCTCTAGTAATCAAGCTCTCGTTGAACATAAAGCTGTACTGAGCTTCCACTCCAGACTTTTGTAGCAACATATTGAGTTCCATAATTGACTGCGTATAGTAACCAGCGCACTGACCGCCATACATTGGTGTAGCTACAAAAATTTTCTTATTCATAAATAATCCCTAACATCGTTTAATAAAAGAGGATCAACGACACACTTATCCCCATACCCAAAATTTTTCAATTGGTGCTTTGCAACAAAATCTTGCCTTGTAATCGCACCTACTAGCTCTACTTGATACTCATTCAAATACCTTGCAAACACTGCTAAATCTGCTTTAAAACTGCTTAATGTATTAAACAATAAGTACTTTGCTTTGCTTGTTTTGACATCAATCTTGATACCGCAATACTCAAAATCCCAACCAGCATCACCACCAGGGTGTAAGTCTAAATTAACAGGCGTATCAATTACCTTACTAACTGCCCATTCTCCTGCCATGCCTTCTCTGGTAATGGCAAAGTCATCTCGCTTTTGATCTACCCGTTGCGTTTTTACTTGCCAATCCTGCTTGTATTTATGGCGTTCATGCGCTGCCCACGCTATTTCGTAGGTATCTAGTTCTGATAATCTAACAATCATGAGAATAAGAAATACCCAAAAAGCGTAACAATAACTAAACATACATACAGCACCTCAGATAAATGGCGCTTGCGATAGCTCTCAGGATCAAGGAAAGCCGTCTGCAAAAGAATGGCATCTGAATCCATCTCTGGTCTGCAATCCTTTTGGTAATACTTACCAATCTCTACTTTGCCGTTGTTATAAGGTATGTTCATTTCTCATTAGCCTTTCTTAGTATTGCTCTAGCAAAATCAAATGCTTGTTGTCTAATCATTGCTGTCATTGCTCTTGCTACGCTATCCCCATGGTCTGCGGTAGCTTCAATGCTTTGAAAGAATTGCAACAACATAGTTTCTTTGCCAACTTGCTCTATTTCTTCATCTGTTAGTGTCTTTGTTGGATGGGTGTAGAGTGGAATATCGGTATCAAAGTGCTTATGCTTTGTTACGCTAGTTGATACATCCATGTCTAGTTCTTTAGGGTTTATCCAAGCTACTGGTTCATTTGCGTTCATTAAATACCCCCTTAAAGTGCCAGCTATCCAAGTAGTTGGCTGGCGCAACCCCTAACTACCTGGCTAATTCACGCCAGATTCCTCTTGGACTAGTGAAAATTCTTCCATCGTTTCAATCATGACTGTTAATCCTCCACCTTTTTTGATGTCACAACGCTTGATCTCAATAAAATCAATGTTGAAATCATCATCAAATACTCCTGCATCTTGCAAACTATCCTCAATAATCTTCAGTAAATTAGATATATCCCGTTTGCGTTTATCAGGAGGATAAGCCCATACAATCAGCGCAATCTTGGCATTATTGAACTTTGGTGTTCGATACTCAGCCACATAGTCTTGCACTGCGGTTTTATAGGCTTTAGCTTTTGCGTTTGGAAAGCGCCTACCCCTAGCGTTAATGTAAAGATGATTTACGCTTGGAGGGTAGGGTAGGTTCAAAACAACCATTAACAGCCAGGCG